AGATTATAATGCTGAATTAGAAAAAACAGCTCAACTAATGAAAGATGCTGGAATAATAGATGAAGGTAATGATTCAGATAAATTCCAAGATGATGGATACGTTCAACATAAATATGATGATGACGTAATTGACAAATATAATATACCAGTTGAACCAACTGCTGTATTTGAAGATGATTCTTACGCTGATTTTCAAGATATAGGTCAGGCTTATTTAGAAAATATGGGTAGACCTCATTCATTAACAGATGATGAATTAGAATACTTAGGTAAAAGAATTGTAAAACAATTATATAAAGGTGATGTTAGTAAAGCATACGATGAAATTGTAATGTATGATCCTAGAAAATTAAAAGAAGAAGATAAAGAGCCAAAAGCAGGTGATTTAAAAGGAGAGCCATTATCTAAGATTGGATATAAACTAGCTGCTACTCAAGAGGAAATGAGAAAAGTAGTTAAAAAATATTCTGCTCTTCCTGAAGGATCAGAAAAAGATAAATTAAAAGATAGATTAAGAGAATTAACTAAAATAAAAAAAGAATTAGAATCTTTATTATAAATAAAAGTTATGAAAAAGTTATTGATATTAGGATTAGTCGGTGTTTTAACATTTAGTTGTGGTAGTTCAAAACCATCTTGGGAATATAAAAAAGCCCCAGATAGTTTATTTGAAGCAACAAATGTTAAAGATAACCCAAAAGTAACTAAATTTGATAAAGGACTTATGAAATTTTTATCAATGGGGACAGTAATTTGGGTTTTACACGTTTTAACAACAAGATAATATGAAAAAGATTTTTAAAATTATAGTAGCAATTGGGGGAGCAATAGCTGGAATATTAGCTATATTTGCATCATCAAAATCAAGTCAAAGTAAAAGAGAATTTAATAAAAGAGTTAAAGCAAATAATGAAAAATTAGATTTTATTACTAAAAACGTTGATAAAGTAAAAAAAGATAAAGCAGTAACTAAATCTAAAATAAAAGAAACTTCCTCTAAAATTAAAGCTACAAAATCAAAAGTAAAAAGTACTCAAAGCGCTAAAAAAACATTAGATAGTTTTGAGAAGAAATACAGAAAGAAAAAGTAGTATGAAAAATATATTGTTAATTTTATTAACGATTATAACGTTTAACTGTTATAGTCAAGTCATAGTTGAAATTCCTGAAGATGAACTTGAGGAAGTTTTCCTAGCTATTGATACTTTAAAGCAACAAGATGAAGTAAAAACAGCTTTAATTTTTGATTTAGAATCGCAAATTAGAAATTATGAAATGTTGTCTAAACAGGATAGTTTAATTTTAAATTATAGACTTCAACAAGTAAAAATTCTTAATGAGCAAATTAAGTTATATGATGATAGGTTAAAACGGGTAGATAAGTGGTATAAGAAGCCATGGGTAGGAGTAGTTGGAGGAGTTGTAGGTACACTTATCACAATTCACGTAATAGACTACTCGTTACCAAAATAATATGAGCCAGGATTTAAAGAAAATAATAAGACAAGAGTATCTTAAATGTGCTAAAGACCCTGCTCATTTTATGAAAAAATACTGTAATATTCAGCACCCACAAAGAGGTAGAATATTATTTAATTTATTTCCATTCCAAGAAAAAGTACTACATTTATTTCAACATAACCCATATTCTATTATTTTAAAATCTAGACAGTTAGGTTTATCTACCTTATCTGCAGGTTATTCTTTATGGATGATGTTGTTTCATAAAGACAAAAATATACTGTGTATTGCAACTAAGCAAGAAACAGCTCGTAACATGGTTACAAAGGTAAAATTTATGTATGATAATTTACCTTCATGGTTAAAAATACCAGCTGAAGAAAATAATAAATTATCACTTCGGCTTAATAATGGTTCAATAATTAAAGCAACATCTGCAAGTAGTGATGCTGGTAGATCAGAAGCAGTATCTCTTCTACTAATTGATGAGGCAGCATTTATTGACCAAATTGGTGAAATATGGGCTTCAGCACAACAAACATTAGCAACTGGGGGTGGAGCTATAGTATTAAGTACACCTTATGGTACTGGAAATTGGTTTCATAAAACATGGGTATCAGCAGAAAATCAACAAAATGATTTTTTACCAATTAAATTACCTTGGCATGTACATCCTGAAAGAGATCAAGAATGGAGAGATAGACAAGATGAATTATTAGGGGATCCTAGAATGGCAGCTCAAGAATGTGATTGTGATTTTAGTACATCAGGTGATATAGTATTTTACTCTGAATGGATTGATTTTATTCAACAAACTACTATACAAAAACCATTAGAAAGAAGAGGTGTAGATCAAAATTTATGGGTTTGGGAATCAGCTGATTATACTAGAGAATATATGGTTACAGCTGACGTAGCTAGAGGTGATGGTAAAGACTTTTCTG